CTCCTCCTCCAGACCAACCAGTACCATCACCATTTCCACCTCCACCTATACATACGGCAGATACAGATGATACTCCAGCAGGGCAAACCCAAGAATATGTTCCTGCTGTGTAATATCCCTGTTGTCCTGTAGGAGCAGAAGGATTAACTTGTATAGTTGAAACCATACTACCGTGGTTTTGACACTGGTAATAGAAGTATCCATTTGGACCTGTTCCTCCTCCAGCAAGTCCAATAGGAATATTCCAAACAATAGTACCATTATCTGTACCATTATTAGTTACACTACTGTCCAGTACACCAGTCTGTCCACTGTTAGCTCCTGTTCCAGGAGCATCTTTCAACCAAACAGGATGTCCAGAAGCATTTACGTTAAAGTAAACTGTGTCTCCTTCATTGAATTCTAAAGTAGGATCATTACCACTTACAGATCCATTTCTATCAGAACCTACTACAGTATAGTTGCTATTCTGAGCACCAACAACCGTTATAGTTAAGGTATACGTTTGTCCTCCAGCTGGATTATCTGCTGTTGTAGAACTGACACGAGTTCTTGGAAACACCATTCCAGTATTTCTATTACCTATTTGTTCCATGAGTTGTCCAGATTCTGGTCTGGGATTGGTAGATACAAGATATCTGTCAGGACTATCCTTCTTACAAGTATCATCAGCAAAATCTCCACCATTAGTATCCCAATTCATATCACCAGTAACACAATGGTCTTGAATATATCCTAAGACATCAGCATTTGTAAATCTAAATTTACCTGTGGCAAGACATGCTGCTACACCTGCTACTTGAGGTGATGCCATACTGGTTCCTTGAATAGGATAGAAATAATTACCTGTTCCTTGTGTGTACTTACTATCTACCAAACCAGTATTATCATACGCAGAAAGAATATTATTTCCAGGAGCAAAGATATCTACTGCTGGTCCGAAATTACTATACGTTGCTCTTAAAAAATTACGATGATTAGATAGTGCACCTACTTTAATAGCATTCTTTGAGTTAACTGGAGAACTTCCTCTATTAAAAAATATATTACCTAGTGTAGTAAATTTAATAAAGTTATCCCAGTTAGGATCAGTATCTGGAACCATATGGAAATTTTGATTACCTGTTGCTCCTATAATAACTACACCGTCTGCTATTGCATCCTCAGTATCAGCTCTATATGATGCAATATCTGCAGGTATCTTCATTTTGTTTGCACCTATTCCAAAGTCTGCTTCCACTCCTGCCATTGTCCATCCACTTGGATTAGGATTAATAGAACTATAAGTTATACCACCATAAGTAATAGAAGATATCTCACCGATTGCAATTGGTGCAGCATGATTTAAAAGATTCTCAGATGTTAAATCATATCCAGCACCCCAACTATGATTTGTGATGGTAGGATTCCTATGTCCTGTCTCTGGATTGATAGCTTTAGATCTATGGAATGCTCTAAGATAATCAAATATTAATAAAGATGGAACTGGAGTACCTGTGTTTGCAGCATTACCAAGAACCTGCAGACTATAGATGTTTGCCTCTCTTGCCCATCCATAGTGTTGTCCTGCTACTGTTCCACATACATGGTTACCATGTGATTCTGTATTAGTATCGTTCTTAAAATAATTTGGATATGTTGAAGGTGGTGTTGCCTGTCCATCATCATCAATGGTGGAAACAAGTGTATTTAATTCTGTGTACCAATCATACTGTACATATCTTGTTGTATTTGTTGTAGGACTATACCATTCCTCATTGTCAGTTGATACTGGATCATCACATATAACTACATCAACATGCTTACCATCATTAAAGACAGTAACAGTATCTATTACCTGTTCATCTGTTGCACCCTGATTTATTAATCCATAAGTTCCCTTTCTTCTTTGTGCTGTATCTCCTGCACAATGTAAGTGACCCCACTGTCTATCATAAATTGAAACCTGTATTGGTGCTTGTGTATCTCCTTTCCAAAAGTTACCAGCAATAGGATAGGGATTATAATTTGCTGACCTTTCAAGAACTATACCCCTTTCTTCAGGACGTAATTGAACATCCCAAACTCTAGAGTCTTTACGCAATTCTATTGCTTGTTCTTCTGTCATCCAGTAGTGTGTATTCCTACTAATAGGACGTTTCATATTTAAACGGAAACCTTTATCCGTCATCTCAGTATAAAAACTGTCTAGATCTTCATGTTTATGAAGAGTGACAACGTATATTTTTTCCGTCATTTATCAAGCCTCTAATTGTACGTAAGTAAAGTCTACTACAACATTACCAGTAGGACCATCATTGGTAATCTTAGAATAGAAAGCAACTGAACTACCTGATGGAGTGGATCCAAATACACCAGGAGTAAGTAATTGTGTTCCAGCTGCAGTAAAGATAACTTCCGCAATTACACCAGAACCTGGAGCAGGGGATGTGTTTCTACTTCTATTAGCATCAGCAGTTCTACTAGCAGTATCAGCATAAAGAACTACCCATGCAGGAGAGTTTGAGGTAACGCTTATCAAGGCAACTGTTTTTGCCATGTTTATACTCCAGTTAGCAACAGCACCACCAGTTATTGTTGCTGCTTGTGATGCTGTTTGCCTCGTTTGTAATCCAGCTGGTACTCCCCATGTTACGTTACCAGCTCCATCACTAGTCAATATTTCATTTGGTTGTCCATTAGTAGTAGGGAATGTAAGACCACCAGCAGTCAACGCTCCTGATACGGTAACTCCATTGGTAGTTGTTTCTAATTTTTTACTTCCTGCTCCTGTTCCCCAGTAAAGTTCAACACTTAAAGCAGCACCATTTGTTTGACCATTTTCTAAAACTTTGATAGCATCATAACTATCTACTTGAAGGTAGATATTGTCAGCAGTTTGTAATGTAATATTTGAACCAGCATTATTAGATGCTATGAATAAAGATGTGTTATATGAAACAATTTCTGCTTGAGTTGAAGTAGTTTGTATCCTAAGATTATTATAACTAATACCATTTCCTAACTCTATTTTAGCAGAGTTACTAGATATACTAGAAGATTTAAACCAAAGCGTATTACTACTATCAACCCAATGAATTTTTGGTGATCCAGTTACTCCCGTATAATCTCCAATGTTTAAGTCTGATCCTACAACACTATTACCTCTATCAACTACAGATTGTAATGTATCTGAGTCTGCTGGTGGTGGAGTGTAATCAAAAACACCAGTGTTACTGTCATAACTTAATGCAGGTGTTCCAGCAGCGTTAGTAGTGACACTAAACAAAGTTCTATCCGTAGCACTTGCACCAGCACCTGCTGCTGTCCAAGATTCACCATTCCAAGAATACGTTATACCAGCTACAGTATAAGTAAACGATCCATCCGTTGGTTGACCGCCAGTTGCGGGAAAATTTATTGCCATTTGTTGAGTGCTCCGTCTCTTTATTTATTTTCTAATTCTTTGAAAAGATCATCTACACGAGCATTTAACTCTTGTATTGCATTAACCAAAGCAGGTATTAGTTGTTTCTTATCAAGACCCTGATAAGAATCAGGATTTTCATTCCATAATCTATAAGATTCATATGTAGATTTGTCTAAGGCATCCTTAACATTCTGAGCGATTAAACCTGTTTCTCTCTTACCTGCTTTAGTACCATTAAATTCCATATCTTTATAAGTGAAAGTTGCAACCTCTAAACTATTAATGAATTGCAATCCACCTGTAAATTTTTCAAAGTTTTCTTTAATCCTTACATCAGATCCTTGATCCTCAAAGACATCACGAACCTTTCTGGACGCACTACCAATATCATATGTAGCAGTAACTAATGGTAATATATGAGCGTCAATAACAATGGGTCCAACTGGATCCAATACTAAACAATTATCAGTACCAGCTCCACCAAGGTTAATACCATCTTGGAAGTCAACCTTATTAGATCCAGATGCTATTTCAGTAGTGATCTGTGATAATGGTGGTGATACATCAACCCACTGAGATGAATCAGTATCTTGATAATATATTTTTAGTCTTCCTTTATCTGACTCCCACCAAAGGTCACCAGCAGTTGCTGCTGGAGCAGTGTCTGCGATAGTTACACTAGCTCCTCCTCCACCTCCACCACCAGCACCCCATACAAGTTCTGTACCATCACTGGTTAATACCTGACCTGATGTTCCTTTACTTCCATTTTTATCTACAATACTACCATTAATCTTTACACCATCTGCATGTGTTTCTAGCTTAGGAGATGAAGCATGATATAAAAGAACTTCTGCTCCTGGTTTACAATAAACAGCATCACCACCTCCCATAAACCTCAACTGAATATCACCGTATGCTTGCAACTGTAATGCTTTATCCCAAGCATCAGTACCAGTCTGTTGATTGTTCTGAATAGCAAATACACCACTAGTGGATCTCAGAAGACTATTACCATTACTACTATGGAATATTTCTAATTCTTCATTAGCACCAACAGTTATCTTAGAACCAGTACCAGTAGTACCACTATCTGCTATTACTTTTAAAGAAGCTTTAGTTTCAAGAGCACCAGTACCATCTATAGTAAGACATACTAGATCACTAAAGTTTCCTATCTCAAGTGCGTTTATACCAGTTCCATCACTATTAGGTCCGTCTGCTCTACAATTTGCAAATCCATTTCCATCAAATTTCCATCCTATAGTAGTAGTACCACCAAAGTTTCCAAATCCACCAGGAAAATAACCAGTTGTTGTACCAATATTAGTATTTGTAATACCACCACCATTAGCTTGGATAATATGAGTACCCATGTCTAAATTACCACCAAGTTCAGGTGATCCATCATCCGCAAGATCAGACATATATCCACCACTAGCATGGTTACCCCACCCATATGCTGCATCCCAGTTAGAAATATTAGAAGCAGTAATAGTAGCAGCATCTGATGCAGCAAATACTGGATCAGTTTCTGTTGTTAAGTAACTTGTTAAACTTGGTGGTGTATATGTAAATACTCCAAGTGCATTGTTATAAGCAAGTGATCCACCACCACTTGCTGAAGCATTTGTTACTGAAAGATCAGATAATATAATACCTGAACCACCACTACCAACTAAGTCTGTAGTAGCAATCCAATTACTACCATCATACTTAAGAACCTGTCCATTAGAAGGTGCAGTAGCAAATACTACATCATTTAATGTTTCAATAGATGTAGCAGAAGATAAGTATCCAGCACTAGCATGATTACCCCAACCATGTGCTGTATCCCAATTATTAATCTTAGCTGTAGTAACACCAGCAGCATCACCAAGTGATGTTAAGTATCCTGCTTGACTGTGATCACCCCAACCATGTGCAGTATTCCAATCAGAAGAGTTATCTGTGACTATTATATAAGTACCAGCACCAAGTCTTGCCATCAAACCATTGCTAGTAAAATCTCCATCTACAAGAGCACTACCTAATGATGTCAAATAACCTTGCTCTCCAACCCATGCTTGTGTTGCATAAGAAGCAAGGTTAGGTGGTGTATAAGTAAACTCACCATTACCAGCATTATATGCTAATGAAGGAGTAGTAGATCCAGCAGCAGTAACTATACTAGGAAGTGGAGGTACTACTGGTTTGTTTAAAATTACAGTAACACCACCAGTTGCATTCCAATCCGAATTAACTTGTGCTGCAGGTATAGATGGTTTGTTACTCAAATTAAAATAATTACCATCAAATACATCAACCCACTGTACTGATGAACCAGTAGAACTCAAAACCTGACCAGAACTTCCTGCAACACCAGCAGCCTGAATCGGTTTACCAGCAGGGATATTAAGACCCTCTTTTATTTCAATAGGAGAATTATCTCCGTAATTAGCAATTTGATTTGCAAGAATTTTTGACATACTTCTAGTCCTGAAGACACTTTTCTAAGCTAGAAGTATTTATGAACATAAAAAAAGACCCCCGAAGGGGTCTTGATATTATTGTGGATCTTCGTACCTATGTTCTTGTGATTTATAGTCTCCAATTGTAGTGACACCTGGTGTTGTCAAATCATTTGTATCTATAGATATATCTGATTCAAAATCAATATCACCAGTGTAATATGGTTCACCAGAAGGGAACTGTACTACTACATCATCAAGATTATCAAGGTCTTTACCAGTTTTTGTGGTAAAGGTATATTGATCATGTGGATGTGGAAATAACCCAATTACATCTTGGATGTTTCCAAGAAGACTGAACATGTCAGTAAGATTTCTATCATCTTTTTCAGTAAGAGAATTAATAAGTGCTTGACGCACTGACTCTTCTGCTGATTCTAGATTAGTTAGAATGTTTTTGCAAGTCATAACGTTTTAAAATTTACGATAAGCACCCACTTCAGGGTCTGGGTCTAACCACTTTGTGTATTCATTATCCTCAATAGCGAGGAGTAATTGATCTTCATTATCACAGTAATAAAAATCACTGTAACGTTTAGTCCAGTCATTATATTTTTGAATACGGCAATCAGGTTTACCGTTAATTTCTAATAGTCCACACTGGACATAACGATAAGGGTATCTCTCTAAAACTACAGTAGGTGAGGTCATGATGCATCAATGTGACTGTTAATATCATACCATGCATCTGACCCAGTTGTGTCAGAGAGTTCCAGTTCCGCAGCTGGCACAGCAACAACTGCTCTACCATCTGGTTGCCTGATCAAGATTTTCTCTCCTTTTTCAATACGATCCATGTAATTATCTGGATCCTTTTCAAATTCTTCTACTGTAAGTTCTATCATATTACGCAACAAATATTTTTATCTTGCATATAGCGAAGAGATTCTTGACAACTGCCCAACTTGATGTCATCAAGAAGGATCTGTGGGAAAGTTGCACCTTCACCAAACTGTTCATAAAACTCTTCACGAGTGAAATCCTTATCTAATTCATATACTACATGATCTAGGTTCTCTAGTCTACACACTGATACAAACTTTTTACAAAATCTGCATCCTTTACGGGAGTATATGTTAAATATCATTTACCCATAGTTTTAAAGTCCTGATCAAATATATCTAGTCCTTCACGAGTAAGAACATGATCATACATCTTATCAAATACATTAACTGGGAGAGTTGCTACCTTAGCACCAGCAACAAAACAACGAGAAACATGATGTACATCCCTAAGACTAGCTGCTAGAACATTAGTCTCTATATTATGTGTACAATAAAGGTTACTAATACCACGAACTAATTCAACTCCACTGAATGAATTGTCATTGCAGCGACCAACAAACGGTGATATGTATGTTGCTCCAGCAAGACCTGTCATAACTGCTTGTGCTACAGAGAAGCATAGAGTTACGTTAGTTTTAACATCAGCATCAGTAAGATATCTACAAGCAATCAAACCTTCTTTAGTTAAAGGAAGTTTAATTGTAATTGCATCGCTAATGTCACGGTATTGTGCTGCATCATCTAGCATTTGATCAGCAGTATCACCATTAACTTCAGCAGATATACTTTCAAATTCTGGAAATTCACCAGCAATTCTCTTAATAAGATCTAGATAATCTACACCTTGTTTCCTGACTAGAGTTGGATTAGTTGTCACACCTGCAATTAATCCAGTACCATATCTTTCTTGAATAGCACTGAAATCAGCTGTGTCTAAAAATATTTTCATATTATATGGTACTTAGTTCATTCAAAGGTTCCATTTTTAGGAACTGTTCGTTCATATTATAGAACAATTTATAGTTTGTTGTCAATACGTAGTACCCTTTGATCTCGTTACCGTCACAATGATAACCATACCCTTTGAGAGGTTCATTAACTCCATCAATTCTAAAGCATTTAGTGCCATTTTCTAGGTAGTTATGAAATTTCTCGTCTAGGTTGATCATCGTTCTTCGTAGTATAGTTTACGGACTTTGCGTTTGCGTCTATCCTCTTGGTATTTTAGGTCAGCATCTGACAATAATTGCGATTTCTTAACAATTTTTTCAGCATTCATTAACACAACCAACGATAAATTATTTGCACTGATTTGTTCACCAGTAACAGTTGTTAGGTTAGAGCACCCACAGCATCTAGTTTGGGATGGATGTGATACTAGCTCTACTCCACACGCTTTACAACAAACTACTAATCTTTCCATAATTTATGCAGTCCACATAGGAACATGTTAAAATTAATCACTGCTCTATAGTGGGTATCTGTTTGTGATACTCCTCTATGTCTACCTTTTGGATTATCATTAGGAAATAATAATAAACGATTTTCTAATGAAGCAACCTTAGTACCATCTTCAAACTCAGTGTAACCATTATTGGTATTAACATAATATATCATTGTAGTTATTCCTTTATCAGGAATATATTCTTTTTTCTCCTTATCATAATAAGCTGAGTCAACATGAAAATCAGAGAACACAGGATTCTTCCTACAAATTTGTAAGTTTGCTTTTATTCTGTTCAAACCTAAAATCGTAAACTTACTAAGGATTGGCTGAATCAATTTCCATTGATCACTAGCATGAAATCCATCCGAATTAACACCTCGGTAAAAATGATGAGTTAACTGAGTATTTTCAGGATCAATATCTACATTTCCTTCAATTACATTAAAATTAGAAGGAATTCTTCCATCTTTATCAAGTGCAGTTTTAAGTCCAAATGCCCAAGGAAATCTAGGAGTAGTAAATGTATGTAATATTATTTTCCAATCATTTTCAGAAAGAAAGTTATCGTATATCTTCATGGTTAAAATAGTCCTTACGATAGTAACGACCTAATATATTACTGTTATAAAAAGCAGGTGTTCCGTCCTCTAGAGCTTCAGTTAAAACTCCTCTGGTGAAGAGTTGTTTAGTCTCTTCATAATTGACTCTACCTGGGGTGGGATGTACTGAGAGGATTTCTCTTCTGAAATTTCCTTTGACATCTCGTTTAATATCTTGTTTAAGTTCGTCAGAACTTCCGTAGTAGCTTTTCCAGTTACTCTCAGACGTAACTCTTCGTTTGCCACCTCTAGGCTTTCGTTTCTGGTAGAAATATTTTCTTCCGATGTATTGCTTACCTGTCTGGAGATTAGTAATCCTGTAGACAAAACCGAACTGGTCGCCAATATCATCAGTAGTGAAAGGTTTACCCTCATATAGCCAGGGGTTTTCGTAAACTCGTTCTTTAACCACTTGATCATAATTTTATTATCACTCATATATTTATGGTTCACTGAATAGTATCTCATTCATGTATGTGTCAGCCCATTCTTTACCAAAAAATTTAATTAATATATTTCTAGTCTTATCATTTAACTTCTGCTCCTTACAATAATCAACTTGACCATCGTATCTCTCATCTGCTCCATCTAAATCTTCATCTTCATTCCAAACTGACCCTACAAATATTTCTAGATACTGATCTACTACCTCATTAAACTTACTAATGTCCTTTGCAGAATCTAATCTAGTAAATTTGCAATAAGGAGAGAACATTTCACCCCAAGCAGGAAGTTTTCTTTTTCCAGAAAAATTATAGTAACTACTTACCTGTGCAATGTCATCAAATATAGGTAAATCTAGACCATTTACTGGTGTTATATCAACTATAGCAGCAGTAATTAAATCTTTTGTTGGAGCGACAAGATCAACTCCAAAAATAGGTAGATTGTAATTAGGATCTGGCCAAAATACTGAATGTAATATCTCTAAACTACCAAGTTTTGCAGTCTCTAAATGTATCTTACGTAATCCATGACACTTAAACATTTCATTCTTAATGTATAAGTCTTCATCTTCAAAACTACTATGAACTGAAGCAAGTTCTGGCTTGACAGGTAGTGGTTCTATGCCTGGAAAGTTTTCCCATGCAGAACGTATAAGTTTTGATAGTTCTTCTATTGCTGGATTAGGCATAACTAAAAAAGAATTCCTTTATCAATGTTTCAGATTTTTCTTTACCAAATCTACTAGCCAAATAACCTGAAATTGGGTCTAGTCTTATCATATACTTATCAAAATCATTATACTGAGTAGTGTCAGTACCTACTGGTTTATGTTCATCTATCATTTCTTTATAAAATTCTAGATACTTTCTGAACATAGGTAGATGTTCATCAACCTCACTAGGAAGACAATATCTAACGTAGATATTTTCAGAGAAGTGATTCCCTGGTTCAAAGAATCTATAAGTTCCGTCTGCTTTTGGTAATTTATCAGTTGAGAACAAATAATTTTCTACTGGGTGTTGAAAATCAAATACCAAAACTACTCTTTTCTCATTCATACCCATGAGATCCATACCAAAACAAGGAAGGTTACTTCCTGTCTTAGGATATATTATATTGTTATGAATATTGCAAGATTTATTATCCCAGATTTCTACCTGTCTTGATTTAATAAAGTGTTCACCAGAATATAAATCTGCTGTCAAATTTACACCCTTATCATTAGTCCATTCAGCATGACGCTGAACGTACTCTATGTCTGGAAAAATTTCAGCAACGACTGCTTTATAATTTACCCATAAGTCATGGTTTTTTGGATTCATTGTGTAATACTTCAGGTAATCCCATAGTTTTATATTCAAGTTGTTCTTTTAAGAACTCAACTTGAGTCTTTAACACTTCATTTTCTATTTCTAACTGGTCTATATGTTCTTGGTATACAATAATCATACTTTCTAGCTGTTGATTTTTTAATTCTAAGTCCCAGTCCATTAGTTAAACCAAGGATCTGGTATTAAATCCCTTGATCTTTCTGTTGTTGGAAGAACTCTTTGAGACTTGACTGACAATTGGGAGGTTCTGGGTCTTTGATACCCTTCTTCTTTCTCCAATCGTTGTGCATAGCCTGCATCAACCAACTCTGGGCAAGACTCTTCGGTCCATTCATCAGCAATTCTCTGTTGAGTTTGCCGTGAGCTTTCATACCGAGGTACTCCTCTCTCCACGATTCGTCTCGTGGTTCTGGTTCTGTACTCGCTGCCATGATTAATTTCCTTGAGAATTGAAGTTGAGGTTGAGAGTAATCCTCTGACCGCTTTGCGGATAAGAGCTTGCATGTGATGTTCCTCCTTCAAATACAATGAGTCTATTTTTCTTAGGTGACACACTATCTATAACTTCTAACTTTTCATCAAAGAAATAAGTATCTCCACTAGAATCATTTACGTAATATAATACAACTGTATGTTTATCACGTTGATCAATATGAGGACCATGATAAGAATCCCAAGAGGAGTCTGGTATATGCATACCAAATCGTGCTCTTGTTATATATGACTCTTTTGAAATTTCAGCAACCGTACCGAGAATTTGTATAATTGGTTCAAACCTAATGAAATTATCTTTATCAACAATTTGATTTCTATCGTGATAATTATATAATGGTTTAGCAAATGCAGGAAATTTTCTCTTTCCATCTTCAATATTTCCAGAGGAATCATCTACATATGACCATTGAAATTCAAATCTAGTTGTTATATCTTCAACAAAATCAGCAAGTGATTCTGGAAGAGCATTATCAATAATTTTCATAGTTTAAATCCAGCGAATGTGTCTTTTTTAACGTCTTGTTTAATACTACCTATCATATAAGACTCTACTTCTGTCTCTTGTGGTGCTACTTGTAGTCCTTTAGAAGACAACCAGTGTGCAGTCCAAGGTAGTGGGTTGTTTGCAAGTGGTACATCAAAGATAGGTTTCAACCCTATAGATTTTAACCTACGATTAGCAGTCCACTCAACATAGTTCTGTAGTAATTTATCATTCAAACCAATGATAGATCCATCCTTAAATAAATATTCTGCCCATTCCTTTTCTTCATCTACACATTGACGGAACATATCATATACATAATCTTCTTCCTCATTCATTATCTCTACCATATCAGGATCATCACCTTCCTTCCACTTAGTTAATATATTATTCGTGACTGCCATGTGTTGTGATTCATCACGAGCAATAAGGGAGATGATCTTTGCTGATCCTTC